CGGTGACATCATTTTCAAGGTGTCGTCAAAGTTTCAGCCTAAGTACTACGATGCAAAGGGTAACCCCGTGCCAATCAATGCGGTGCCCCTAATGTATTCCGGTTCTACACTGAAGGCTGGCGGCATGTGTGAGAGTTACACAAACGGTGCAAACGACGGTGTGGCACTTAGGTTAGGGGCAATCCAAATCATTGATCCGGTTTCAAACGGAGATAGTGGTGGCAGCTTTGAACCTACAGAGGGCTATACCGCTGATATGGCTGACAACTCTTCTTCTGATGACGATTATGAGTTTTAATCGGAGATCAAGTGCTTACGCAAAAGGCTATCGATCAGGCTTAGAAGAAAAGATCGCCGAGCAAATTGAGAAAGCTGGGCTCCCCGTAGTTTATGAGAAAGATATTATTCTTTATAAAATACCGGAGCGAACCCACAAATACACGCCAGATTGGCGTCTCCCAAAGCCAGGCGGTTTCTTCTATGTTGAAAGCAAAGGACTCTTCAGCGTATTTGATAGAGCCAAAAGCATATATTGTGTCAAACAAAACAAGGGCTTAGACCTCAGGTTTGTTTTCAGTAATGCCAATTCTCGCTTATATAAAGGGTCTCCTACTACCTACTCAGGGTGGTGTGAGAAACACGGATTTCGGTGGGCACATAAGTGGATACCGGAAGAATGGCTTTTAGAAGCCAAACAAGGAGAGCAAGGGGGGACTTAGGTCTCCCCTTTTTTATTTCATGTGGGAGAAGCAAAATGACTAAAGGTCGTAAGCGAAGGATTCCAATGCGCGTTCAACACAACATTGGTCCATTTACAAAACCTCTTGAGCCATACGTCACCACTGGGCCAGCAGTGCGTAATAAGAACAAATCCGAACGGGTTCGTAAACCGAAAGCTCTGCGGGGGATGAGATAATGGCCCCAGTTGAGCAAACGGACAGTGAGTTTGTGGTCCACACAGAATGCGAAAAGTGTGGGTCACGCGACAACGCAGCTGTATATACAGATGGACATACATATTGCTTTGGATGTGGTGATTGGCAGGGCGATGGAGACGGCCCTCAGAGGGTCGAAAGCGTACACAACCACAAACCACTCATCCGTGGGTCATTCCGTGCTCTGAGAAGCCGTAGGCTCAGTGAGGAGACGTGTAAGAAGTTTGGCTATACCGTAGCTAGGCACAGCGGGAAGCCAGTGCAGCTGGCGATGTACCGAGATACCAAAGGGAACCCCTGCGCTCAGAAGGTACGGACTGCCGACAAGAAGTTCAGCATTGTGGGCGACGCAAAGGCTATGACCCTGTTTGGAAGCCACCTGTGGAGCAATGGTCTGAAACTCATCGTGACTGAGGGTGAGCTGGATGCAATGTCAATTAGCCAGATCCAGAACCATAAGTGGCCAGTAGTAAGCTTGCCTAATGGTTCAACTTCAGCCCGTAAAGCCTTGTTAAAAAACTATGATTACATAACTGGGTTTAAAGAAGTCATCCTTTTCTACGACAACGACACACCAGGCAGAGATGCTGCCAATGCTTGTGCAGAAGCACTGCCAATTGGTTTGTGTAAGATTGCCACCATAGGCGGGTTTAAAGATGCCAACGAGGCATTAGTGGCCGGTGATGCTCAAGCAGTGGTTAATGCTATCTTCCAGGCACGACCTTATCAGCCCGACGGCATAGTCAGCGCGGCCGATCTCAGGGATGTCATAGGCGTTGAGGACACAGTATCTGCAATCACCTATCCCTACCCCCAGTTAAACGAGTTAACCAAGGGGATCAGGCTTGGAACTCTAACTACAATAGCTGCCGGCAGTGGTACGGGAAAGAGTACGTTTGTCCGTGAGATCATGTACCACATCCAGCAATCGGGTTTCCCCGTAGGCATGATGATGCTGGAAGAAACCACCAAACGGTCAATGCAAGCTATGGTGGGCATGCACATGAATAAGAACATTGTCGTGGACCCTGGTGTTGCCACCAGAGACGACATTGAAACATCGTTTGACGACCTTATTAAGCACCAACCGATCTACCTATTTGATCACTTTGGATCCACTGACTTAGACAGAATAATCAATAGGATACGTTACATGTCTAAAGCCCTGGGGTGCCAGGTAATCTGTCTTGATCATATCAGTATATTGGTCAGCGGCATGACGGGAGAAGTAGCTGATGAGAGACGCTTAGTAGATTCCCTGGTAACTCAGTTGCGAACCGAGGTCCAAGCGCTGGGCATTGCCCTGTTACTAGTCTCGCACCTCAAGCGCCCCTCAAGTGACCTTGGACATGAATCTGGTGCCAGAGTGAGTTTAAGCCAACTCAGATCCTCACATGCAATAGCCCAGCTCAGTGACTTTGTGCTCGGGCTAGAGGTGGACAGAGAAGATCCAACAAGCGGCCTAAGAAACTTGGTTTGCTTAAAGAACCGCCACACAGGCGAAGTCGGTCACGCTGGGACATTGTCCTATGACCGCACAACAGGACGGCTCACAGACGCCGGTGCAAACTTCGGTTTCTAAAAGTCTGCAATCTCAAGGAGAGCTACAATGGTAAATGGACACAGTCTTAATGTGTTTGAGAACACGCACCCAATCATCTTAAGAGATCGTTGGTTTGCCGACATCGAAACTGATGGTCTTTTAGATCAACTCACGAAGGTGCACTGCATAGTGCTTCGCAACATGGACACCGATGAGGTCCAAACCTATGGCCCAGATGAAATCAAAGCTGGCCTATTTACACTCATGCATGCTGAAGAAGTATGCGGCCACAATTGGATTGCTTTTGATGGCCCAGCGCTCGAGAAAGTGTACCCAACCTTCACGGTGCAAGGTAAGGTCACCGACACCCTAGTGTTATCACGCTTGATGAAGACCACGCTGTTTGAAGATGACATTAAACAACAGAAGCTAAACCCTGAGAACACTGAGTTCCCTAAACGTCTGATGGGATCCCACGGCCTAAAAGCATGGGGCCTACGACTGTCTGACAACAAAGGCGACTATGACGGCGGGTGGGAGCACTTCAGCGAAGAGATGCTCACCTATTGCGTCCAGGACACCCAGGTCACTAAAGCTCTGTACGACCACCTCATGACGCTAGGGTTCTCAGAAGAGAGCATCGATCTAGAGCATTCACTGGCACACATCTGTCTACGCATTGGTAACAATGGGTGGACCTTTGATCGTGACGCAGCCGGTAAGTTATATGCTACACTATGCCAGGAACGTAATGAGATTGAGGGTGGCTTAGATGCCCTGTTTGATCCGTGGGAAGTCACAGAAGATTTCTATCCTAAGTCAAACAATGCCACCCGTGGTTATGTCAAAGGTGAGCTCTTTGTTAAGAGTAAAACAGTTTACTTTAATCCTGGCTCTAGGCGCCATATCGAGCACTGTCTCAAATCTAAGTATGGCTGGAAACCCACTAAGTTTACAAACACCGGCCATGCCCAAATAGATGAAACAGTCCTGGGTGCACTAGACTACCCAGAAGCAAAGCTATTAGCAAAATACTTCTTATTACAAAAGCGCATTGGACAGCTCGCTGAGGGCCCACAAGCATGGCTGAAGCAGTGTGATGACGATGGACGGATTAGGCACACAATTGTGTCTGGTGGCACTATCTCAGGCCGTGCAGCGCACCGCTCACCTAACCTCGCCCAAGTTCCCAAAGCTGGTCTCTTGTATGGCAAGGAGTGCCGAGATCTATTCTCAGCTCCCCAAGGCTGGACTTTAGTTGGTGTTGATCTTGATGGTTTAGAATTAAGAATGCTTGCCCATTTCCTAGATGACGGTGGTGAGTATGCCGATCAAATACTGTCTGGAGATATTCACACGCACAACCAAAAAAGTGCAGGGTTAAGCAGTCGAGATGAGGCCAAACGCTTTATATATAGTTTACTCTTTGGGGCCGGTGACAGCCTAATTGGTAAGATTGTCGGCGGGGCATCCAAAGAGGGCAAGGCTCTAAAAGAAGAGTTCAACAAGAACGTACCAGCATTCGCCAAGCTTCAGAACAATCTCAAGAAAGCATCCCAGCGCGGCAACCTGGTTGGCCTGGATGGTCGCAAACTATTCATCCGAGAAGAGCGTAAGCTTTTGAGCCAGTTGCTCCAATCGAGTGGAGCCGTGTGTTGCAAGAAATGGGTCGAGCTAACCGACACCGCAATCAACCAAAAATACACCCCCGATGAAGTCATGATTCAAGGCTGGATCCATGACGAAATGCAGATCGGGTGTGCAACAAAAGAGGTGGCAGAAGATGTCCTTAAAATCGCAATTTCAATGGCGGGAAATACAAGCCGTCATTTCGGCACAACCATTGCCCTCAGTGCCAGCGGAAGTCTTGGCCAGCGTTGGACTGACACTCACTGAGACCACGGATGACATCAACTACTTGTTGTCTTGCTACATCGTTTTGGACCGAGCCAAACGAAAACCCTTCTCAATCAAATCTACCTTTGCCCGTCGTGGTGCCTGGCACGTTGCTCTGGCTGCATCAGAGGGGCTGATCACCACCAATGTGGGTGAGAACACCTGGGGCAGTAAGTGGAAAATCACAGAAATAGGCGACGAAACAAGGAGCGCAATCGATGACTTACTTCAAGAAGTATTTAAAAAAGCCAATGGTGGATACGACATTACTCATTGATGGGGATCTATACCTCTATCGTGCATGTGCCGCTGCCGAGGAAGAGATCAATTGGGGTGATGACATCTGGTCATTGTCTACTGATCTCAAGGTCGCAAAAAAGATCTTCCAGGAAACTATCGACGCTTGTTGTGAGTATCTGGAGACCGGCCACTTCATTATATGCCTGAGCGATCGGGACAACTTTAGAAAAGAAGTAGACAGCCAGTACAAGGGTGGCCGAAAGAAGGTCCGTAAGCCCGTTGGCTACTCTGAGATGATCAAGTGGGTCAAGAACACCTACATGTGGTTCTCTGAGCCTATGCTCGAGGCTGACGACCTCATGGGCATCATGGGCTCTGCACCAAATCACAACACGATCATGGTGAGTGACGATAAAGATATGAAGTCGATCCCTGGTCGATTGTACCGGCCAATGAGTGGCGAGTTACTGACGATCACTAGGAAAGAAGCAGACTTTAATTTCTTGACCCAGGCACTGATGGGGGATGCAACGGACGGCTATAGCGGGTGCCCCACTGTGGGCGCCAAAACAGCTGAGAAGATCCTAACAAAGGATCCATCTTGGAATGCTGTGGTGGCCCAGTACGCCAAGCAGAAACTCAATCCTAATTACGCACTAACGCAAGCACGATTGGCTCGGATCCTACGTTTCGAAGATTGGGACGTGGAGAAGAACCAGCTAATTTTATGGGAGTATAAATTATGATGATAGCACAGCCAACTTATGATGGGTCAGCCGATTATATCTTAAAGAGGGCCTTTAAGTTTAGGTCTTTAAATCCTTCGCTAGAAGCCGAGCTAGGGCGCCGCATGCTGGCACATGAGTTGCCAATAGATCGTGGATATCTAAGCGATAGGCTCAATTGTACACCCTTCCCAAACCGGACCCAACCCGCCCTCAGAATTATCAAATGTCTCCTGGAAAAGGCCGAGCGCCACATAATCACTAGGTACGAGCTGGTAAAC